AAACCTCTGTTGATACCGCTATCAAAAATGAAACTCTTCTTAGGTTTGCAGAACTATATGGATATAAACCTTCTGGCCCTACTCCAGCGGAACTTAGTGTTACATTTTTAAACAATGGCGATACCAACATTACCCTTCCCGCAGGAACACAAGTCATGGCTCCGTTGACTACGGGAGAGTATAGTGAAGTTTACTTTGAAACTACTGAAGCAATAGTAGCTCTTCAACCTGGTCAAAGCATTACCGCTTTAACTAGAGAGGGTAAGACAGTAAATACTGATAGACCAGACTTAATCAGTCCAACAACGTATAAGCCACTTCCAGTAAGCGTAGGAACTTCTGACGGATCTTCCGGTCAAGAGTTTGAATTGTTTGACGTAGGCATCGTGGACAATAGCCTAGTCGTATATGTAGGACAAGGAAGTGCTTTTACTCCTTGGACATATGTTGATTCTCTTGCAGACTCTAGCCCTACAGATCTAGTGTTTACTACAAAACTAAATGCTGATGGAACTACTACAGTTATATTTGGAGATGGAGTTAATGGATTAATTCCTCAAGCTAATCAATTAATCAGTGCTTTGTATAAAGTTAGTATTGGTATAGCGGGCAACATTGCTTCAGATAAAATAGAAGAAATTACTTTTATACCTGGAAATGGAAATCCAGAAGTTCTTTCACTCCTAACAGTGAGCAATGCTAACCCCGCAATTGGTGGGGCTGATGCAGACTCAGGGACGCAGCTCAGAAAAAAAATTAAAGGAGCGATCATAGCTAAACAACGAGCAATTACTTTGCCTGACTTTGAATACTTAGCTAATTTAGTTCCACAAGTAGGTCGTACTAAAGCTATTGGCGCAGTGTATACAAACATAACTCTTTACATGCAACCACAAGATGATGGAACTATTACACCCGGCATTACTAATGGCAATCCAACAAATGCGTGGAATGACATTAAAGATAATATTGAAGACTATCTAGATGACAAGATTCCAGTAGGAACTACTGTAACTGTACAGTCTCCTTCGTATGTCCCTTTATATTTAACGCTTGCTCTTACTATAAATAATTCATACAAGCAATCCACAGTAAAATTAGACGTATCTAAAGCACTGCTAAATGCTGGTGGACTATTCTCCTATGAGAAGAACGAGTTTGGAAGGGTTATGCCCCTGTCCTCTGTAATTTCCACAGTTGCTCTAATTCCAGGAGTAGAATCAGTAGACGTCACTAAGTTCAATATTACTAACGCAGCCTCTGCAGGTACAATCACATTAAGCGCAGGCCAGATTCCCTATCTACTGCCGACCGACCTCGTATTCAACCTTACCGGTGGAATAGCCTAGAAAAGGAAAAACGATGCCAGCCTCATTTCCCACGAACGTACGAAGTTTTGTAACTAAGGTAGACCTACAGGACACCATCCTTGCAGACCACATCAACTCCTTGCAGGATGAGGTGCGGGCTATTGAGATTACTCTTAACGGAACTGTAGACGCTACTAATGGCTTGCTTACCTCAAACTACACCGGTACATTCGCCAACACTACGTCGTGGAACTCTCTAGATGAACGCATTACCAACATTGAGCGAGGATTAGTAAACGGACTTTCTACCGCCCCATACCTGTTAAAAGCTGGAGACAACATGACTGTCTCTAATACAACAGCTTTGACTCTAAAGAATAGCTCAGCTACTGTAACGAATAATCTATTTGAATCATATAACTCTACAAACGCACTTGGATTTGCAATCTCAGGGACTGGACAACCCAAGGTAGGAAACGCAAACGTACTATACGTTGGAAGCACTGAGTACAATACTCTTAATACCACAGCCACAGAAGCAAATGAAACTGCTCAAGCGATTAGGTTTAACCCTTTCCTTCTAGCCGGAATGTAACTAAATGGCCCGTTATTCGTTTGCTGTATACGGCACCTCAGGACTTAAGTACGGACAACTAGAAAACAACCGTGCTTATTACAACGCTAACTTAACAGCAAGATCTTTAACCTATAGAGCTGTAGATTTATATTGGAGCTCAATCTTAACTGATCCAGAAAAAGAAATAACTCCAGGAGTGGCAGCTACGGTGACGCACTGGAAGCTCGTACGAAACTATAGCGGTGCTTCAGATGACCCATACGATGGCACTACGGTAGATAGCGGAACTATCTCTAACTATAGAACTACGGCCATAGATAGTCTTCTAGAACCTAACACTCAGGTTACGTATTCTCTTTGGATATTCGATGGAGTTGATTGGATAAACTGCGGCAACGCTTCTACAGTTGTAGTAGAAGAATCCTTAACCCCCACTTTAATAAAAGTAGAAAAGTGGTTGCCAGCAGCTTGGCTAAACGTATCTGGAGACAAAGTTGGAGAAGCAGAAGATACAGACTTAACGAGAGTGCTAGCAGGATATGCATTTGCTTACGACAAACTACGAGCTGAAGCTAACGTATTAAACAGCTCTATGGATTATAGATATACCCCTATACAGCTATTACAAAATAAAATAGAAGAACGCGGCTTTAGTTACGAACCAGTACTGGGAGACATCTACCACAGAAGTATTTACAGAATAAGCGAAAAAACAAATGCCACAAAAGGAACTAAACAATCTATAGCGTCTTATGTAACCGCCTTAACTCACTGGGTGCCTGAGATTAAAATTGGTCACAACCTAATGCTTGATTACAATGATTCTTCGTTTGAAGAGTCGGTAGGAAGATGGTCTACATCGGTAGGAAATATACAAACAGTTACTTTCTCTAATTCTTTATCTACTATTGGAGTAGATGTTACGGCTCCAACACCGGTGTACTCTAATCCCCTTTCTACTTTTGCTCCAAAAGCAACAGCTTTTGGTTGGACACACGGCCATAATGTTTCGCCTACTCTTACGCTGCCGGCTGCGGCAGATAGTAAAATACTATACGGAATTCCTATAGTCCCCAATAAAAGATACTTATTTATTGGATACTTTAGAGTTAAAGAAGCAAGTAATGCAGGATCTGCAAAAGTAAAAATTAGTTGGTATGACGCTGCTGGCACGTTAATTTCTACAACAGCAGACGGCACAACAGTAACTTTAAATACAGTTTGGGAAGAAGTTTCCTCTAAATCAGACTCTGGTACAAATGGTCAGTTAGCACCCAGCAACGCATACTATGCCTCTATAACTATAACCTTTACTAACGCCAGTGCTCAAGCAGAATATCTATTTGATATGTTTCAATTTTCTTTAGCGGAAAAAGCTTCAACATATGAAGACGCTAGGAAAACTTTAATATGTGTGGGTGGAGATAAAACTAACCTAATACATAACCCTTCTTTTGAAAATAACACCAATACGTGGACTGCACATAACGGTACGTTAACTAGAGTAACTACTCCTTCATACGCCATACACAGAGGTACAAAAGCAGCAAAGTTTGAGGTTACTAATAATCTTGAAATTGCCGGAATAGTAAGCGATTGGATGCCTGTACTTTCAGGACAAGCATATACTTTTAGTGCCTATGTAAGCGCACCACCAACTAAGTCTGTTACTGCTCGTATTGAGTTTTCCGCCTTACAATCTGCAGAGGATCAAGCACAAATTCTTACTGATAGTGATGGAGACTATTACCCATTAAATGAATACTATGTAGATGATATAGAAATTATTTCTGATAGTAAGACACGAATGACTGTTACAGCGGTAGCTCCTTCTTACGTAGTAGATGCTGGCTCACCTTCTGCAAAAGTTTCTTTATTCTTAAATGCTCCAGAAGCTGGAGATGTTTTTTATGTAGATGGTGTACAGCTAGAGCGAGGAGCAACTGCTACAACGTATTTTGATGGAGAAGGGGCTAACCTGCCTGCAAACCCATTAGACGAAGAAGTAATTAATTCTGCTGATTGTCGATGGGAATACGACCACCCTGATGGTGTAGTTATCACTGCCGAATCACAGTATGGTAGAAGCTATCGTTGGAATAATTACGCCGCTAAATTAGCTCGTCTTTATGACACGTTACCTTTGGTTTTACCTTATGCATCTAGTTGGGAAATCGTTTCTGGACTTCCTACCCCAGAGTTTGCAGAGCTAACTCCTAGTATTTTAATCTCTCCGTCTTTTGAAAAATCT